AAATAAACTAAGAGAGGAAATGATTCATCATATTCAAGATGTGTGTAATTCATTGGATCAGAACCTTGTGGAATTACATCAAGAGATAGTTGATAAAAATACACCCGAATTGCAGGGGAAAATTATTGTGGCTAGAAAAGGTGATGAAAGAATATCTTTCAAGGTCGAACGTGTAGATGATGGAAAGTAATTGCTACGTTGAGAAAATCATAGTACCCTAAACATGGCATATATGAATATTCCTAAAGTGAACACTAACCCTGCTCGGAAGAGTGGGGTTTTTTAATGTGGAAAAAAATCCCTGACTGCCAGAAGAGTGAAAGGAGAGAAGCAATCAGGGACAACACAGATGGTTACATGGTTAATATAACCTTTACTTTATGAAAAGTATATAATATTATTTATTCATTAACACAGGGATTTATTATGAAACTTTTGACGATTAAAGATGAAGATGAAAATGAAGCTTATGTAGAAACTGTTAGACGTAGGCGTTTATATGAAATATCTGATGCAATAAATGTTTCACCTGATGCGCAAGTATTACCGCCTATTTTTGATGATATGGATAAAAATGCTGAATTGTGTGGTGCTCCTGAAATTCCAATGGGCGACATTATTAAGGCTTCAAAAGATCTTGAAGATTTGACAAATGAGTTCGTTGAAACGGCTAAAGTTTTTTTTGAAAAGGTTGAGATTTTAGAAAGTCGCGGTTCTCAAATCCTAGACCCATTGCTTAATCAAGCACGTGCCGTAAGGCCAGATCTTGTTATGGCTTTTGAAAAGCTTAAATTCAAAGACCAAAATGGAAGAGCAACAATTGCTGCAAAGATATCTTTGCCTTTCGAGGGTGTTCAGAGTAAGCCAGTTTCTATAGAGCATAATGTTGAAGTTGTAGAGGGGTAGTATGCCTCGTAAAAAAAAGGTTAATGTTGGCGTGGGTCAAGGTATTGGCGGTGGTTGTCCGCCTTTATTTAAGGAACCAGAAGAATTGCGAGATAAGATATTAGAGTATTTTGATAGTGAAAAGGATAATAATAAAATTACCATAACAGGGCTTGCTTTGCATCTTGGTTTTTGCTCGAGACAAAGTTTTTATGATTATGAAAAACATGAAAAGTTTTCTTACATAATAAGAAATGCAAGACTTAGGGTTGAGAATTCTTATGAAATTTCTTTACGTGATGATGGTGCTAAGCCAACTGGTGCAATCTTTGCGCTTAAAAATATGGGATGGGAAGACAAGCAAACCCAAAATCATACAGGTGATGTACCAAAATTTCATGTGACTTTCAACAACGAAAAAGAAAGTAATGACGAATAACATAAATCTCCCCTCTTGGCTTTCTGATTTTACAAAGCCATATCGCTATAAGGTGTCTCATGGTGGGCGTGGCGGTGGTAAGACTGAGGGGTATGGTCGCTTGTTGGTTTTGATGGGTTATCAGAAGCCATTAAAGATTATGTGTTGTCGGCAATTCCAAAATTCTATTGATGAATCTGTAAAGCCTACACTCGAAGCAATTATATATGAGTATGGGCTTCAAAATTTTTACGAGATCACAGATAAGCGTATTAATGGATTAAATGGCACTACGTTTAAATTTCGTGGGTTAGAGCGCAATGTCATGTCTATTAAAGGTTGGAATGATATTGATATCTGTTGGATTGAAGAGGCGAACACCATTAGTGCGCAAGCATGGGAACTTTTAAGAAACACAATACGCCGCCCTAATTCTGAAATATGGATCAGCATGAATAGGCATAGTGAAGATGATCCTATTGATGCGACATTTCTAGGTAAAAAAGTTCCAACAAATAGCCTTGTTAAGAAAGTTTTATACAAAGATAATCCTTATTTTCCTGCTGTTTTGGAGCAAGAAAGATTGGATTGCTTGGAATATAACCCTAAAAGATATGATCATATATGGCTTGGTGAGCCTGATGGATCAGGTGAAGAAGCATTTATTGATGCGCATATAGTTGCGGAGGCACGCAAAAGAGAATTTCAGGGCGTTGGTCAGAAAACGTTAGGAATTGATATTGGTGGTGATGCTGATGCAAAAAATCCTGACCGCACCGTATGGGCGTTGCGAATGGGTAATGATATAAAGATTGTTAAGAATGTTAAGGGCATTAATAGGGATGCTATATTGCAGCGCACAGCGGATATAATAGAGCAGGAGAGGCCTGAGAGGGTGCGTATAGATATTACTGGAATTGGGCATAATATAGACCGTGATTTAATAACTTTGTGTAATATGCGCCGCATCCCTGTTGCTGATGTTGTTGGGGTAAATTTTGGCAGTGCTGCAATGAATAGTGAAAAATTTGTCAATGTGCGTATAGAGATGTACAATGAGCTTCGAGAATTATTAAAAATAGGGTCTTGTGATGACAGTCCAGAAGTCCAGAAAGATTTAACCGCCTTAGCACTAAAATATGATAAGGTAGGACGTTGGCAGCTTCAAAGTAAGAAAGATATTGATTTTTCTCCTGACAATGCCGATGCTATGGCCTTATGTTGTCACAAATCGCAAGCATTTTTTAGCGGAGTTATTGCGTAATGTTTAAGAAATTTTTTGAAAAGAAATCTGTTACAACGGCCACGGTTGCTGATTTAATCCGTTATGGAAGTGATGGAAATGTAACATCTGCAATGAATTCTGAAGAGATGTATCGCAGGTTAGCTATTGCTTTTTTGTGTGTGGAAAAGATTGCAACGGAAGCAGAGGCATTTACATTTAAAGTATGTGATCGTTCTAGCGGTGAGGAGCTTAAAAATCACCCGATACATGACTTACTGTTTGGTCGTGATTTAAAAACAGGTGGTCTTTCTACATTTTCAAGTAATATACGTGATTTGTTGGTTAAAGGTGAGGCGTTTGGTTTGCGTATGCCATATGGTGAGGTTAATTCAAGTGTGGTTAGCCTTAAATCTATCTTCCCTAATCGTGTGCAGAAACAAACACGTAATGACGATACGATTTATGCATATGATGTCAATTTGGCTGGTATGTCTATTAATTTGCCAATTGATCCTATTACTGGGTTCTCTGATTTATTGCGCATTTCTTTGTATGATTCAAAATCATACATTCAAGGCGCATCACCAATGGAGGCCGCAGGAATTGAGGGGCGCTTAATTGATGAAGGGCTGCAATGGAACTTATCAATTTTGGCTAAGGGTTCAAAGCTTTCAGGGATTATATCAGGAAATGCACCAACAGGCATGAATGAGCAACAGCTTATTTCTTTGCAAGAGAGTATCAGCAATATGTATGCAGGTTCTAAAAATGCTGGCTCTGTGGCTCTTATAAGTGGTGACTATAAATTCAATTCCATACAGATGAAACCTTCTGATATGGATTTTCAAGAAACTGTCAAAGTAGCTATGCAAAATGTGGCCATGGCTTTTAAAGTTCCACTACCTTTGATCTTCGAGGATGCCAGCACGCTTGATAATTACAAGATGGCACGTGAAGAATTTATTCTGCAGACAGTCATTCCACATGTGCGCACTATTATTGAGACATATAATAAATGGTTTGCTGAAATATTTGGAGATAATACAGAAATTCGTATTGATCGTGAAAGTATTGAGGGTCTTGAAGATAAGAGAGAGCGTAAAGGGAAGAGATTAACTGAGTTTGTAAGACATGGGATACTTACACCCAATGAAGCACGTGAGGCGTTAGGATTTGAGAGATTTAAAGACCCGACTGCTGATAGCTTATTCATGCCAAGCAATCAAACTCCTATTGAATTTCTTGATGGTCAAAGCATAGAGCCTGTTAATGACGAGCAATAAAGATAAAATATTCGCCCGTGAGCGTGTGCGATGGACGATACCACTAAAGAGGCGTGAAAACGAATTACGTTCTTCTGTGGCTAAGATATTTGATGCTGAGACAAGGTATATTGTTAATAATTATGAGGATGTCATAGCGCAAGAAGGCTTTTCCATTATGCGTGAGATAAGCCTTAAGAATGATTTATTTGATGCTGTTTCTAGTTCTATTCGTGGCACAATGGAAGTTGCTGTAAAACTTGTAGCGGAGCAAATTAAGTTTGAGCAAAAGCAAGATTTTTCTGTTGATAGTTATATTCTTGAATGGGTTGGTTCTGAATATTTTAATGAGATGATGGCTTTAATCGTCACTAATTACTATTCAGAGATCAAAGAAATAATTGCAAAGGGTATAGAAGAGCAATTAACACGCAGGGAAATAGCAAAAAAGATTGATAATGATCTAAAACTTGGTTCTGTACGTGCGGCAGTTATTGCCAGAACTGAAACACATAGAGCTGCAATGTATGCGAGTGAAAGACGTGCGAGAGATATCTCAAAGAACCTAGATATGCCATTACTTAAGCAGTGGGTTCCTGTATCAGATAGTCGTGTACGTGATCCACATGCTGCTATGAGAAATAAGCCTGCAATTCCTATTGATGAAATGTTTGAAGTAGGTGGTGAAAAGATGTCACGACCAAATGACCCACGGGGAAGCGCAAGAAATACCATAAATTGCAGATGTATATTGAGGTATATACCACAAAGTTAAATAATATTTGCTATTTATATAGTTAATGTTATTATTTAGACAAAGTTAAAGGATTTTGATATGGAATTTTCTTCCTCATTCGGAAAATTTGAATTTAAAGAAGATAGCTCTAAACAGGGTCGAATTAAAGGATATGGTGCATTCTATGGTAATGTTGACAATGATAAAGATGTTGTCCACAAGGGTGCGTTTGGTAATTCTGCCCAAAATAGATCAATAAAAATGTTATATCAACATCGCCAAGATAAACTTATTGGTTTGTGGGACATTGTTTCGGAAGATGAAAAAGGTCTCATTGTTGAAGGTGAGATTAACACCAAGACAAGTGCAGGGCGTGATGCTTACGAGTTGGCCAAATCTGGTGCTTTAACTGATCTATCAGTTGGTTTCATAACTAAAGATCGTGAATATGATGAAAAAGGTGTAAGGCATATTAAATCTGCTGACCTTTATGAAGTTTCACTTGTGACATTCCCTGCTAACGAAAAGGCAAATATTATGTCTGTAAAATCAGGGGATATTCAGAGTGAGCGTGATTTTGAATCCGCTATGCGTGAGATTGGCTATTCAAATAAGGAAGCAAAGCACCTTGCTAACTTTGGTTTTAAGTCTCTTATGCACAAAAAAGAGACAGGCGAGTTTAAAAAGGCTGAAGAATTAAATTATAATGACTTAGCATCTATGTTAAAAGATTTTAAGATTTAGTCGAAAGACTTTAAATACCAGACGGTCGGGATGATCCTATGGGGTTCGAGATGAACTTTTGAGCTTTATATTATCAACTTAACCTAATGGGTTTCCTAATGTCAGACGATATTAAAAAAGTGCATGATGCACTTGGTGAAATTAAATCTATGGTCGATGAGAAGACCAAAGATGTTGTCACTGAAGAAAAATTCAAGAAAGTTTCAGATGATCTTGTTTCTCTTCAAGAGAAGGCACAAGCTGCAGAGCGTGAAACATTGGCGCTTAAGGCTGCTTTTCAACAAGCAGGTGTAAAGGAAGACAAGAATGGTCTTTCTGATATCGAAAAGAAAGAGCAAGAAGTGCTCGAAGCTTTCGTACGTAAGGGTGATGAATCGGGCTTTGCAGAACTAGAGCAAAAAGACATGGGTTCTTATTCTGGTGCGGATGGTGGTTATTTGGTGCCACGTGCAATGAGTGCCACAATTATTAAGCGTGTATTTGAAACTTCTCCTGTGCGTGCTGTTGCTTCTGTTCAGTCTATCAGTACAGATTCGGTAGATTTCTTGATTGACGATAATGAGCTTGATCAAGGTTGGGTGTCTGAAACAGCAACGAGATCTGTGACGAGTACACCAGAATTAGGCAAGAAAACAATTGCAGTTCATGAGCAATATGCACAACCACAAGTGACGCAGCGTTTGCTTGATGATGCAGCATTCTCAATCGAGACTTGGTTGGCAGATAAAGTATCTGATAAGTTTGCACGTACAGAAAATACAGCATTTGTTTCAGGTAATGGTTCTGGACAGCCACGTGGTTTCTTGGATTATGATGCAGGTTCTGCAACATATAACCGTGAACAAATTGAACAAGTTAATCTTGGTGCTGCTGCTGCCCTTACAGGTAATGGACTTATTGAACTTCAGAATAGCCTTAAAGACCCATATCAATCAGGTGCTGTATTTATGATGAAGCGTAGCGGATATGGTGAGCTTCTTAAACTTATGTATACAGATAATAAGTTTGATGCACTTACTCCTTCTGCTGGTAATGGTGCTGAGCTTATGCTTCTTGGTAAGCGTATTATTCTTGCTGATGATATGCCAGCCGTTGCAGCTAATGCACTTTCTGTGGCTTATGGTAACTTTGCTGTTGGTTATCAGATTGTTGATCGTCTTGGAATTTCATTATTGCGTGATCCATACACAGCAAAACCATATGTTAAGTTCTATTTCACTAAGCGTGTCGGCGGTGATGTATTGAATACAGAAGCAATTAAAATTGGTAAGATTGCAGCTTAATTATTCTGAGGGTGGGTTCACCCTCTTTTCATTAATTTTATTTTAGGGGTCAAAGATGACAACTTTAACAGAAAGAGCCAGTGCTTTTAAGATTGTTAACACTCTTAATGCGCAAACTTTAACTTCTTCTGATGTGAATGGGAGCACCGTTGACACTAAAGGCTTTAATTCATGCTTTATCGCTGTGAATATTGGAGCTAATGGTGGCACATTAAATGGGTCAAATAATGTTACTTTTGTTCTTCAAGACAGTGACGATGATTCAACATGGGCAGATGTAACAAGTTCTGCATTGGCTGGTGGATATACAGTGGATTCTAGTGGTGTTTTCGCTACAATTGATGATGGTGCGGAAGATGAAGCTTCTGCGAAGGTCGCTTATACAGGAAATAAGCGTTATGTTCGTGTACAAGCTGATGTTACCGGAACAATCTCTTTGCCTGTATCAGCACAAGCTCTCTTAGGTGATGGCTTAAAACCACAGGCTTAATATATGTTTGAAGTGTTAAAAAAGTTCAAATATTCTCCAAATGGGATTAAGGTTGTTGAATTTCAAAAAGGTGATGTTGTGGAAATCGTTTCTGAATCCGTGAAGTCCTTAGAGCAAGGCGGTTATATCAAAGCGAAAAAAGCAACAAAGACCATTGAACAAGCACCTGATCTCGAATTAGAAACAAAGCCTGCACCAACACGCAGGCGGTCTAATAAATAATCCTATAGGGGGTAGTTTATACCCTCTATAATTTTCAATTATGGGTTTTTATGTCAAATATAGAAATAAACATTGTTACAGATTCATCGGAATTGCCTGTTACTTTGGCAGAGGCTAAAGCATGGTTAAAGATAGACCATACAGAAGATGATACAACATTGTCCGACCTTATAAAATCTAGCGTGGCTACTGTTGAGAGTTACATAAAAAATCCCATTATAACAAAGACGATTTTATACAAAACATCATACCCAAAATATGACGAATATGGTGAAGAATATGTGCATTTGCCATATACACCAACAGCGGTTAATTCAGTAAAGATTTACGACGAGAAAAATATTGCCAATACATTAACAACAAGTTCAAATTTTGGGAAAAAAGTTCTCCTTGGTAATCACTATATCGAGCCTAGAAATAATCAAGCTTATCAAGTTGAGTTTACAGCTGGTATTGCGGCAGATGCAGCGAATACACCAGAAGATATAAAGATGGTTATTAAAGAGCTTGTATCTTATTTCTTTGAGGGTGATTGTTGTGATAAAACATTAAGGCAAATACTTGGAACTATAGCAGGGTATGTTAATTATGATCAGTGTGCTTTCATATGAGTAAGTGCAAGACATATAAAGATTTAAACTTTCGTATGAATGCCAAGCATCGAATCACTATCCGAAGTGCAACTGAAACTGTTGGCGATATGGGGGGGTTTAAAACAGAATATTCAGACCTAGCTTCCATGTATGCCATCATAGAACCTATGAAGCAAATAGAGCGTACGCAATATTCCAAGCTGGATAGTGAGGTATCGCACAAGATTACAGTGCGTTATCAGTCCATTTTTGATGACCCTTTGGATACGGTGAAATATAGAATAGTTTTCAAAGGTCGTCAGTTTGAAGTTACACAGGCGATTGATTTATTCGAAGATAATAGATATGTGCGTATTATAGCAAGTGAGGTACTTTCATGACCATTGCTATGACCATCGCACTTGATACTTCTGGTCTTATTTCTAAGTTGCGTAAAATGACCAATGAGACACCAAAAGAAGCGAAGCAAGCTATTGCAGATGTAACTTTTAAGGTTGAAGGTGACGCAAAATATAATATCCAGTCAGGTGGTCGATCAGGGCGAATTTACAAACGTGGCACAAAGACACATCAAGCATCTTCTGCAGGTGAATTCCCCAAAACAGACCGTGGTGAGCTTGTTTCTAATATAACAAGTGAATTTTCATTAATGGGATTAGAGGCTACTGTTGGTTCAAGACGTTCGGCACCACATGGTTTCATGCTTGAATTTGGTACATCAAAGATTGCTCCTAGGCCTTGGCTTATGCCTACTGTCCATCAAAATAGGGACTATATCAATAAACGCTTTGAAAGGTCATTAAAAGATATAGCAAGGAAATTTATATGACAGACATTACAAAAGAGGTCATTATTGCTGTTGTTAGTCGTATTAGGTCGCAAATTACTGAAATATCGAATAGAATATACTTTGAACCACAACAAAAAACAGCCTTCCCTTATATCTCATATCGCTTTGATGTGAACGATGTTCCGATGAAAACAGTGCAAGGGCAAGAATTTATATTTACATTTTCAGTGTTTACCCAAAGGGAAAGCTTATCATCTTCTGCAATAGAAAGTGCGAGCGAAATAACCTCCAAACTTTATGATGCATTCGACAAGAATAATGATCTTACACTTACGCAGGGTGAAGTTGTTTGCTGCAATTGGGATGGATTTCAACGTGCAATTCCTGAAGAAGATGGACGTACTGTGCAAATGGTAACAAGATTTAAAATATTTGCCACTAATTCGATATAGTGATAAATTATAGTTAATATTTAATAAGGGAGTCTTAAATGGCTGGTGAAATTTGCGGTTCAGAGTATGTTGTTCAAATATCAACTGATTCTGGTTCAACTTATACAACTATTGCTGGATGTACAGCGCATGACATTACACAAACAAATGAGATTGTTGACATCACAAACAAAGATAGCCGCTCACAGGCTTTAATTGCATCATGTGGTAAAATTTCTGTATCTGGTAACATTTCAGGGTTTATTTCTTCTAACGCTGCTTTTGTTTCATTGCGCACAGCTTCTGTTGGTTCTTCTGCTGGTGGTCTTGTTTATTTGAAGTTCTTGGAAGATACAGGAGGAAACGATTTCGAAGGTACTTTTGTTATCCAATCATGGCAGCAAAATTCACCTGATAAAGAGGGTGCTACTTTCTCTTGTTCGTTTACCTCTTCTGGTGATATTGCTTACACGGTGGCTTAATGTCTTTTACGGTATTTGAAGCAGGTGGTGATAGTTTAAAGGCGCATCACCATTTAAAAAATCTCAAGTATATTGAAAGTCATGGTCTAAATCTTAATGTTATATTTTCAGATTTAAGTCATGGTGTTATGCCTTCAATTACTTCATGTGAGAAAATTCTTTTTCATGCTTTATGGGCAGATATTGACAGTCGTGAAGATAGGCAGAAATTTGTTAAGAATTTTTTTGAACAGAATGGGGCTTTTAAAGCTTCTGATCGTATTCTTACTTTTGTTCTTGAGGCACTACGTATGCCAAAGCAAGAAGAAAGTGAAGATGTTGAAAAAAAGAGTTAAGCGAGCCTGATTTTCTTCCGTATGACTTATGGTCAGGTTTCGCTTATACTGAATTAAATTGGTCACCGTATGATTTTTGGGGCGCAACGGTTTATGATGTTGTTTCTGCTATCATGTTTAACAATAGTAAAAACAAAGATAAAGAAGTTAGAAAGACCAAAAAACAGATTGATGATATGCAGTTACGCATGGAAATTAAGGGGCGTATTTAATGGTTGTAGCGCAAGAATTAGTTGCTAAATTCAAGGCTGAGACGTCTCAATTTGAGCGTAAGGTACAAGGTGTACAGCAAGAGCTTAGAAAAACAAGTTCTGCTGTACAGCAAGCCAGTGCGGAAACGACACGTTTCGAGCGTGCAAGTTCGGCAGCTTCTCAATCTATTGCGAATAATTACAAAGCTATAGGTCTTGCTGTTGGTGCGGCTGCTGTGGCTGTTGCTGCTTTTTCTGTCAAGGTTGGTTCAGAAATGCAAGCAGCACAAAAGCGTATTGAAGGTATGCTTGGCAGTGCAGAAGATGCAGCTCGTGTTATGTCTAACTTGCGTGCGGTTGGTCAAGAGACAGGCGCAAGTGTTGCAGCTTTAGCGCAGGGCTACGGTAAACTTGCTGTATTTGTGGATAACGGCACAATATCACTTGAAGAGAGCTTAGAAATATCAAAAGGACTATCCAGTACAACCATTGCCCTTGGCGCATCCACAGAGCAATTAAACCAAGTCTTGTTTGGTTTTTCACAGGCTATGGGTTCGGGAACTGTAAGAGCTGAGGAATTTAACCAAGTCACAGAGCCTTTACCTGGAATTATCAACCGCATGGAAGAAGCGGCAGGACTGGCGGCTGGTGAATTGCGCCAGATGATTAATGACGGTGAAGTTACCTCTGAAATGTTTAAGGAATTACTCATTCCTGCACTTCAAAGCTTCGAAGGTCAAGCAAAGCAGATGATTGATACATTTCAAGCGCAGTCAGGAATTTTATCTAACACACTTGCAGATATTGGTTCTGATATATTTGATTTTTTAGAAGAGCCTTTAATAAGCGCAACAAAGGCTGCTAATGATTTTTTGCAAAGTTTTTTAAGTATTCAGCGTGCATCGTCTTCTGAGTTGCAAAGGCGCATTGATGAAAATTTGGCAAAACAGTCAGAACTTGTTGCTTCTGGTATTCTTGACGGTTCTGGAAGGTCATCAGCTGCATCGCAAAAAGCATTTGAGCATTTACAGAAAGAGACTGACGAACTGATTAAACAGTTGCAGGTTAGAACAGAGATCACAGAAGAGACTGAAAAACAACAGACTGTTGCGCAAAAATTCTCTGCTGCACGTGGTACAGGACGCAGTAGCGGAACAAAAAGAAAAGGCACATCAAGATCATCTTCTAAAAAAGATACGCCAATACATGAGCAAATGGCAGCGCTTGGAATAGATACTGAATTTGAATTGTTAGCCAGTAAAGATCATTTTGTTGATGATTTCAAAACAGGTGCAAGTGAAATACACACTGAAATAGATTTGATGGACACAGCTTTTAATCAAATGTCTACCTCAATGTTGTCGAGCTTTATGGCTATGTCACAAGGGTCAAGAACTTCATTTAAAGATATGGCTAGATCAATAATCAATGACATGCAAGCTGTTATTGTGAAAGCTCTTATCATGCGTGCAATATCTGGTATAACAGGTGCTATGGGCGGTGCGCCAGTGGCTATGCCTGCAACTGGGACTGCAACGGGTGCGCCAATGTCTATTATTCCAAACTTGTCAGGTGCAAGGGCTTCTGGTGGTTCTGTTGGTGCGGGTCGTTCTTATCTTGTTGGTGAAAAAGGCCCTGAAATATTAACAATGGGACAAGCAAGTGGCTTTGTGCACAGTAATCAAGATTCTTTTGGTGGCGGTGGTTCACAAATTATAAACATTGATGCTCGTGGTGCTTCTAAGGGCGTGGAGCAAGAAATTAAACGTGTCATGCAAGACGTGTCACAATTGAGAAAGCAAGTGCCTAATATTGCCATATCTGCTGTACGTGAACAAAATTCAAGAAAGCCTGATTTTCTAAGATGACGATTACATATCCAATTGATTTTCCTACCGATGTCGGTCTTACTGATGCTGTATTGCGCATTAGGACAAGTAACGCACGTTCTCAAAGCCCTTTTACCTTTTCTGAGCAGATTTACTCATGGGTTGGGCAAAGGTGGGAGATTGAAGCGCAATTGCCACGTATGAAGCGTGAACAAGCTGAAATATATCATTGCTTTTTAACAAAACTTAAAGGGCGACAAGGCACTTTTACGATGTATGTGCCAAGTGCAA